GATAAACTTAAAGTCATCACTATTTACTTTCATTACGCAACCTCCTTGATTACATTTGTTGTTGATTGTAAATTCTTACAGAAGTCTAATGACTTACTTGCAAGACTTGATGCTTTCCAAATAGCATCTTCGTTCTCTTCTAAACACTTGATCCAGTTATTAAGATACATAGCATGGTCTTCTCTTGGAGAAGAAGTTATGTTTAGATGACTAGCAATAAAACATGATCCAAGTTCTGCAACTAATTCTTCGAATGCATATTCACTTGAACCAAACTTCGTTGATAGTTTTCTATCGCAT